GAACTGTGTTGTCTCTTTAGTGATAGAGAGTTTTGTGTTCTCATTAGGTGTAGGTGTGGCACCATCAGTGGTAGTAACAACGCCAAGAATGTCATTGTCAGCAACTGAGATAGCGGGACCTGGGTCTGCTACTGGGTTGTCTCTGTCAAATGCGGGGTATAGATCAACTGTCTGCTGTGAGAATGCGAAGTCATCAAAGTTAGATGTAGATGGAGCAACTGATGCATTCAGGAATGTCAGATAGTAAATACCATCCTTGAGACCTCTTTCAAATACTTGATAGACTTCTACTTCATAGATGTAGTATGTCTTGTCATATGCAGGTGAGTTAGTCTCTGAAGATCTAGGTTGTACCACGAAACCAGTAATGGGTTGTCTAGGAATCGGGAACGCATCCTTGTCCAGTACATATCTAAATCTGTAGATTCTATCTTTAAGGTCTCTTGCGTCGGGTACTCTTCTAATGAATGATGTCGGTGTGAATCCAAGATTTTGATACTGACTGTTAGCAATTAGAGTTGTATAGATGTCGTTCTGGTTTGAATCGACTTGTAGATACCAGTTAGACTGGTTAGCATCCCACTTGATAGGTGAGTTGTCATCACCTGGGGATGTACCTGTAACATCACCACCTGAAGGATCAATCTTCGCTGTGTGTGTTGTTGGTGAGTTTGCACCTGAAGCAATCAACAGAACGTTAATCTTGTCAGGTAGTGTAGGTGAATCTCTTCTAGCACCAATGGTATAACCCTGAATCTTAGAGGGTGGTTTACCTGTTTCGTTTGTATATCCGTAGAGGTATAATTTTGTAGGGTCTGCTGCAGCACGGATCTTATTAATATCAAATGTCACCCAGTTGATAGAGATCTCTGCTACGTCTGAAATATCTTTTGGTGGAATTACGTGTGTAATTTGACCTGCTTTATCTTTCGTAAATGATGCTGACTTAAATCCTTTACTTCGAAGAGACGTGTTACCGAAGTTACTGTTAGAGTTAGTAATCGAAAGGTCACCACCACTATCTGAGAAGAAGTGATCACCAAATCCAACAGCGAACACAGAAACGACCTGAATGAAAGCATCATTACTTGCTTTAATGTGGACGTGTCTCCATCCTTTTCTGTACTTACATAGTCCGTTAATATGTGCGCCAGATCCGCTTGCTTGTGCTTCATAGTTTCCTGTTGATGGATTATATAATACGAATGCTCTGTCGTCCTTCTGTAGTGAAATACCAGTGAACTGAGCAACAACCATTGATTTGAAACCAGTGGCGAGTGAACCATCTGCGTGCATACCACAAATACCCCACACAGAACGTAGGGAGCAGTTGAACACATATGGTGACGCTGAGTCAACCGTGTCAATCTCAACTTTAACCAGTACGTTAGAACCAATCGCGTTACCTGACGGCTCTGCTGACATCTGGTAGGTAAACTGGTTACCCTGTGCTGACGTTACGAGGAAGGATCCGTTGTATAGATTAGAATCTGTCTCTGTCGGTCCAGTAACACCAGAGATGTTAACTGCAACACCCACAGAGAAACCGTGATTACTAGGGTTATCTTGAATATCAACCGTAAAAGCAGTTGCAGTTTGACCATTTCGGATAATCTGAGATACTCGGAATTCGTCTGAAATCGGACCAACGATCCTGTTTTCTTCGACTCTTGCCTGTAACTGGTCTTGTGCGATAGTTCCAGAGGTATCTGGAATTGTTGCGTATGCCTTTGAGATCTTCTGATAGTAAAGATCTAGGTCAAGGATCGTAGCATACTCAAAACAAGTAATCTTATGGTGTGAGAAGTTAGGTGCAATGGTATCTGCAACGTCTCCTCTATAATATACCCCGTTATTGTCCCCGTCAAAGAAGGACATCTGCCAGAAGTAAGTACCACCAGTCAATCTGAAGATTGCTGATGCCCCTGGTTCGTTTGCACCTGTAATACCAAGTGATGCGTTAATAGTAGGATATGGAACATACTTAGGAATGATCTTAGTTCTTCTAAGGTCAGATCCAACAACAGAACAACCTCTGGGTACGATGATTCCACCGTTCACAGAGTTAAATTTGTATAGGATATTGTTAGGAGAAGTTAAATCAAAGTTTGTATTTTCGTCAAACGGCGTAATCTCGTTAAAATTACTGGTCCCTGGTCTATTATCTAGAACGTATTCTGAAGGATATAGGTATATACTGAATGCGTCAAATTCGTCATTACTAAGTCCAACTCTATATGAAAATCTCGATACCTCAAGGAAGGCACGTTGCAACGTCTTAAACGGGCGCAGTGCCGAGTTACCTCGGTTGTCGTAAGCATCCGATGCATCGAAGTCGTCGGGGTTGACGTATATAATACGACCAGTCCTCGACGTGATGATATTTTTAAGACGTGTTAGTGCCATCTTCTATAGGAATCCTGTCTATATGGTTATTTATGAAGGGTCAAGATTAGGTTATGGAGCAGCACCGCCGCCTCCACCAGCACCACCGCCACCTGCAGCAGCTTGGTTGTACTGATCGGGTAAGAAATCGTTCGCCTCATTCTCGAATCCATTCACTTGGAATGACAAATCTGCACTTGATGCATAAACCACAATGTGTGAATTAGGTCCTACCACAATTCCACTATGTTTGTTAGCACCATTAGCACTGATAGCATAGTCATAATAAATGTAATCTTCAGTTGCAAGGTCACTAGGGGCAGTAACCGAACTGGCAGTGACTGTACTTCTGTCAGCACCCTGTTCAGGGGGTGTGTCAACGAATGTGTCTGCCCCTGCAAATGCTGCAGATCCAACTCCAAGAGCAACAGAAAGAACTGGAGCAGTCCAGTCTGTGACCCAACCATACTTACCACCAGTTACAGTACCAACAGTAATTGTTGAAGTACCAACCAAGAATGTATCACCAGTGACCCAAGTTCCATCCACATCATAGAGAAGTATCTCTGTGTATTGTGGGTTTTGTACAACAGTTAAACTAGCAGAATAAACTGTAGTACCTGCAGTTGAAACAGTTCCCTCAGCATAGTAATACAGTGGGTTAGGTGATTGTGATGTGGGAATAAGATCAATGATCCCGTCCGTTCCAGCAGTACCAGATTTCGTTACACCAGTTGTGTATTCTGTACCTGCAACTGGAGTCGCTCCTGTACCCTCTTGTGTATCAGAGAATCTAAGAGGAAGTGAAGCGTTTGTTGAATCTGACTGATCAAATCTGTATGTTCTTTCCACATCCATAGAGAACGTAGAAGGAACAACTTCCTGACCTGAAACAGTACCCCAAACAAATCCTGTTGTGTAGATAGCACTTGAAGTTGCAGTGAACTGAGTGTCAACAGTAGCAGCAGAAGTACCACCTGTAACAGTCTCAGCACTGTCAAACCAGTTGACCATTGCTTGAGCACCCTGTGACATAGGTGTGACAGTTGCACCATCAGCGTGTGCAGCATCTACAGTACCCCACTGACCTCTGGTAACTGAAAGATCGTTACCAACTACACCAGTACAAAGCATAATCTCGTTGCCAACACGTAAGTATTGACCAGAGACGATTACAGTACCATCAGTAACAGTCAACGTAGTGTCTGCTACAGCGAACTGTGCACCTTCGTTAATAGTTGTAGTGGTTCCTGAATCTTGGAAGAATGAAACCATCTGTCCTGACGGGTGTGCAGCAGCAGAGGTACCGAATTGTGCTCGTGTGACAGTTGCGTTAGCACCGCCAGTTGTGCCACTGTAGAAGGTAGGAGTACCCACTTGGATGACCTCAGGAGTATATCCATTGACTCCATCAGATAGTACGAAATATGAACTACCAGCAGATGCAGTACCATCACTCATCTTGAGTGTTGTTGCACCTGAAGCAATGTCTGCAATCTCAATATTCATTGTGGTCCCGATACCACGGAATGTTGCAGATACACCTGAAGTACCACCAGTTACAGTTTCACCGCCCTGAAATGTTCCTGAAATACCAGTTGCATCAATACCAATAGAAGTATATGTCTTAACCTTCACATAGTTCGTGATAACACTGGTATCAACAACCACGTCCAAGACTGATGCTTGTTTAGCAAAGTCAGAAGAAGAGATCTGTAAACCAGGGGTTGCATCGGATCTTGAAATCCCAGGTGCAATTTCCAGTTTATATGTTGAAACTGGGTTACCTCTATTAAACTTGTAATTACTCGCGTCTAAAGTGAGTTTCTGAGTGTAGTCTTTAAGACCAACTCGATAAGTCGCAGCGGATCCACCTCTTTCCGATGCTAGTAATACGGTGGATGCTGTATTCAACTGACTAGTCGAGTACAGCACAGTATTTGTTGTTGCTGCAGGGGCGGATGCAGCGAGTCTACCTGCGCTCATTTTTTAGAAACCTGAGAAAAAGTGTTGTTGTAATCTTAGTCTGCCACCAAGATCAGGAGCAGAAATTGAACCACCGAAACTAACACCAAGTGTCGTAACGTTTTCGGTTGAAAGTAACGTTGCATCAGCATTCGGGAATCTGATAGAACGTGTTCCTTCTACATTATCTAGCACAAAATTGATCTTGTTCTGATCGTTGTCTCCACTGATTAGTTGAAGACCTACCACAGATTTGTTCTCGATAACCTGTTGTGCTTTCTCAGTAACAACTACGTTATTAGATGAGATAGGAACATTCAGATTATTATGTGGGAACGCATAACGTAAAAGAGTTGTTCCAGAAATAGCAGATAGATCGAACTGGATACGTTTGGTAACGTCAGTTGCGTCTGCAAATCTAGGATCAGCGTATTCTTTGTTTTTGAATACCTGAGTTGATTCAGTACCTGCAACTGTAAGTGACTGGTCAGGGAAAGTAACAATACGATTAGAAGTTACATCACCAGATTGGAATGTGACTTGTGGTGTCGGATTATTAGCATCACCAGACTCAATATTACTAATTGAGGGGTTAATGAAGTTTTTGTTACTAACATTCTGTTCGGTAACAGTATCAAGAAGTGTTGATTGTGCAACACCTGCACCATAATCAGGAAGTCTATAGAGGTGAGTTCCAGGGGATTCCCAAGAGTCACACTCAAATAGAGCAATCTTACTAGTGTCAGATGAACCAGTAATTCTCAAGTCGCCATCTTTGATGATGATCGTCTTGTTACTGATAGTCTGTGCAGTATCGTTACCTAAAAGAGTTGTTGATGTAAAACTACCTGTGCTTGGAAGTGCGAAGGTACGAATACCTGCACCAGTTGAAACACCAGAGATTTCAAATTTTGCTTTCTTATCTGGGTTCTGGTCATCTGCAATAAGCAGGTTGACATCTTGGAACTCAGCAGGTCCATTCACTAGGAATCTACCAGATCCCTGTGGACGCATATCGATATTAACGTTGGAAGATGTAGTATCTCCAGCGATCATTCGAATCGTAGCAGAACCGTCAGCGTTTGGTTGCTTTCTATAGTACATACTTGATGTACCAAAAGCAATACCAATCTCATTATATGAATTCTGGTATAGTCCTGTGTCCCTATCCAAATCGAACGAAAGTCCAGGTTGGGACTGACTTCCTGCGGATACACCTTTGAAAAGTTGATTTATTTTTGCTTTTCTATTCGGTATCAGCGGGTCAGAAATCACAACGGGAAGAATCGCTTCTCCCGTCAAAACGGCATCTGCCAGAGTTTCTAATTGTGAAATTCTTTTTGTTCCCACTTGACTCAGGCGCTTTTTTATACAATCTTATTTATACACGTTGCAGGTAGAGGTCTTGAAGCGTCTCTTTCAGACTACCAATATGCTTGGATCCGATAGAAATTTGAGGGTACGATGCACCCTCTCCAAATTCATTCTCAAATGCTCGTTGTGTAAAGTGATGATTTAGTTGATATGTTTGAAAGTCGAAATCTTGAGATTGAAGGAACTGTTCTGCTCTCTCGCACTCTTGTGAACCATTGCTGTACAAAACTGCATTCGGATGACTCATCTGTCGCCTTTTAAGATACTACTATTTACCCTTACAAACCATTCCAGAATGTATCTGATGGTGATTGCATATTTCTTGAAACAATATACAAAACTACATTACAAGTGAACCACATTAGATTGGTTACCCACGCTTGTCTCCAGCAATATTTCCTATTCGTCTGGACTATAAAATTATTCCTCTCGTTTACCTCTTTAAAAGCAGAGAAAGGTCTGTATTTCAACCACTGTTCTAACAGTAGTGATATTACGAATCCAACTGCGAAGATGTAGAAGAACAAGTTCAACACACCTGCTGCTGTGAATAGAAGTGATAGCATTTAGTTCTGTGGTTTGTGGTCTTTGAATTTATCGTGGTTACCGTCCCCAGGCATTTTGCCAAAGGCAACGTATTCGATTGCTTGTAGAGAACCTTCCAATCTTGTCAGAGCGTTCTCATTCTTTATATACTCTTCATACCAACCTTGTAGGTCATCTTGTCTAGCAGACAGTTGTTCTTTACGTTTAGTAAAGCGAGCAATAAGTTGCTCGTAATTTTCAACAGGTTTTGTCATAATGTTCTCTCTAATCTGGTTGTTGCTTGGTCTGGGAAATCCCTTGGTCTACTATCAGTAGCATTGTCAGTTCTAGGAGAACCTTCGTTTGCCTTCATAGTATGTTGATAGTTTGGTCTTTTATACCTCATATAGAACGGGTCAGGCATCCAGTAGGTAACTTGCCATTCTTGATCAGGACATAGTTCGAGATGTTTCTCTACAGTATGAGAGAAACTACCGAGTTGGATGTAACCATCGTGACTGACACACCTACCATCACCAGTGTCAACCAAGAACATCATCTTACTACTCAATCTCTCTGTCTCCAATCATCTGGTTTATCGTGATGAAACCAATCATTGATGTCATCAGCGTCGGTGAACCCTGTTCTTGTATCGGATGGGTCTGGTTCACCTAACCCCATCCTATTCAGAAAATCATCGGTACTGCCTTCATCGATCCCTTTGGATGCTCGTCGTGCCTGACGCATCCACTCTCGGGCAGTTGTATGACTCTTTGATAATTTCTCTGCCCAGATCATATCTGAGATTGATACTTCTTCTCCTTTGGAGATTTTCTTACAGATCCCTTCGAGTCGAAGTCGGTAAGCAGTTGAGAGCATTGTCTACGAGCGTTTTGATTATTTAGAACCGAGTATCTCTTTCAAGGCATCAACCTTCTGGAATTCAGCGTACGCTGACTCTGATCGATCTGAAAGGATACCAAGAATGTCTGACAAAATGTCATCGTTATCAACGTCATCGTTGATGTAGGAGTCTAACGCTTCCTGTAAGTAGCGTCTCCTGTTCCATTCTGGTGAATAAGGTTTGTAGTGTGGCATTATTAAAATGGCAATTCCTCTTCACATCTTACCACGTCTGTCAACTCAAAGACGATAGGGTGGCAAGATTCCATAATGAGGTATTGGGAGTGCCTATAAAGTTCCTCCATAGTATAGCACATTTTTTCAGTACATTCATCTATTAACTCAGGAGTTGGTCGATCAACTTCATCAAACGTAAAGGGGATGCCATTGATGTACCACATCTTGACGACACCTTGTCCGTGAATAAGTCTAAAATCTGAATTTACCGTGTACATTTTACAAACTCAAAAGGTCCTTTTTCTGATCCCCATAGAAGAGTTCCTGATTTGTCCCACCCTTTGTCAGACGTTTCCCAAGAGTCTTTAGTAAGTCTTGCCTTGGTTTCAACTCTCCTACCTTGTTCGTCAATCCTTTCAGATTTACCGACCCAAACACGATCTTGGACTTCTGTGAACGTCATATCACTGACGTTGATTCCATCTTTGAAAGTTTGTAGGATTAGTTGATCATTATCAATAACAATTTTATGTTCTCTCTGGCGATATACATCACCATTCCAGTCATACCACTGTTTAGTTTTCAATACGTCATCTTCGTAGTACCACTCATAATGTACATAAGCAAATGAAGTCGGGTTGAGTTGACATTGCTTGATGTTATGCCAGTGGTGGACTAAGTGATCAAGAAACTTTTTCATAGATCTAATCTATATATTTTCTTTTGAAAATGAATGGTCCTGGAGTTTTACCCCACGTCGTACCTTTATCAATAGATGTAAATTCTTCAGCAGTCACAGTGACGTAAGAATATACGTCTTCACCTCTGCTATTCTTAGCATCCTGTTCAGTTCTACCACAGAAACCACCCTTCCCTACCTTAGTGAAGAGCATACTAGGTTCTTGAGTATTATCCTTGCGAAAGGTTTGCAACTCAATGTGATTACCTTTGTCCAAGAGTTTGTGATTACGCTCTCGGTACATTTCTCCATTCCAGTCATACCATTGAGCAGAATGAATCTCTCCATCTTCTTCCCAGAACTGATAGTGAACGTGGGAGAAATGAGATGGAGAGTTCTGTGCTTGTTGTTTGTTTTCCCAAGGATGAAACAACAGTGACTTTAATTCTTCAATCTCGGTCACAGCATCTTATGAGCGGCAGCAGTCTCTTGTGCAACGTGTGCACCAAGTGCTCCTTCGCTAGGTAAGTTGTCCATATTGGGTAGTTGTTCTTCTTCATTAAGAAGTGAATCTACTTCAGAACCAATAGTGCGCCCTGGGGCAACTTGTGTCATAACAACATTACCTTTAGGTGCTTCGATGAGAACATTCTCACCGCGTTCAACAAGTTTGAACAAGAAATCAAAATTTTCTTGTGCTTCGTCGATAGTAACTCTAATCATAGGTTTTAATCATCGTGGTCATCAAATGGATCGTCAAGTCCCTCGTTATCAAAGAATCCTTTGTAGACGCCATAGAAAACAAAGATCACAACGATAACCATAATGGAGATCGGAAATGTGATATTTGGATCAGCGTTGTAGTGATGGATCATAGTAAATAACAAATAGATTCGTTGTCAACTGCCCCTTGGACATTAGTTACGGATTCTCGGAATCCTTCTGCTCCTTCTTCGGTGAACTTATACCGAATCTTTTCAATATTTCCATCACTAACTTGTATGGACAGGGTGCGTTTCGGAAAATTGATCCAAACATAATCAACGTACAATTGGTCTAGGTACTCGTCAGTCATTTGTATGTAGGATAGCAATCGATAACTTGCAGACCATACATAGATGCTGCGGTTTGACGTGCCTCTTGTGCAGAGAACACTTCGTCAATTATAACACGTTTGATTGGACCGTTTGGTCTACGAAGGAGAACTTCGTACTTCCTTGCAGGCATTGAATTCTTGTGACTGACCTTAGTATAGCACTAATTCAGCATAATGGGTAGTCCAACGAACTGTGCTAGACCACCTGTACAACCTGCTGTGTAGACTCCAGTTCCAACTGTATATGCCATAGCACCGTTGTTGACAGTGTTTAGGATAGCACCACCTGCTCCTGTAACGAATTCTCCGATACCACCTTTAGGTGTTTTAACCAGAGTCAAGTGACCACCACCTGTACCTGTAACTAGATCCACCATACCCCCAGGTTGTCCTGTACACTCGGCAATACGAACGTGTGCAGCAGGGAGAGGTGATGTACCTGCTCCTGATCCACAGATAGTAAGGTCAAGACCTTTCATCAAAGTACATCTACCTGTCAATCCAGGGATCACATTAGTCATTCCAATGTTCTGGAAAATAACATTGTTGATAAACTCAGACTTCCACGCTGCCTCGTTGATAATCTCACCAGAAACAGTGTTCATTAATGTTGTACACTTATTATTAATTGCTGAAGCGTTTAAACTCAACTCACTGTGAGCATTCAATTTAATATTTGCTGCTTGAATCTGATAGTCACCCTCATAAGCAACGTTATAATCTGATGAATATGTTTGTGCTGCTTTAGATTGCTTTGCACCTGATGCAGGTTCACCAGTCTTTTCATCTGTCTCAACATTTTGTGAGAGGTGAGTATTGAATGCACCACCAACCTCAAGGTTGAAATCACCCATAACTTTGAGGTTAAGATCACCCTCAACAGTCAGAGTTTTATTTTTCTTGACAGTCTTGCAATCATCTCTACCAATGATCTTTGTATCATTTCCAGGGACGTTTGTATGTTGGTCACCCATCACAGTGGCGATCACAGTCTGACCACCTGCGTGCTGAACAATAGTTTTCTCTTTTCCTGGGGTGTTATCTTGAATAGTTTTTGCACCATTCAAGAATGATTCTGCTTGTGTAGCATATACATCAATATCCGAGAAAAGATTACTGAGGTAACTTCCCTTCTTCTTATTGTTTTTTCCACCACCAGTATAAACAGTAACTTCTTCTTCTAAGAAGTCTGGAACACTAGCACACGTCGTTGTACCCAACAAGGGCATCCAGAATTTAATTTTCGGTCGTTTAATCTTCCTCCCGCAATCCTTGTTTCCAAACAGTGCTGCAAGGATACCAAGAATGATTGAAACGAGTGATTGGAAGTTTAACTTAGAGAAATCAAATTCAAAAAGAGTATCTAGTTTATCTTTGATATTACGAGCAACACCAGTTGCCTTCTTTGCCATAGCAAGTGCTGATGTGATCTTATTAGCAACTCCAGAAACTTTACCAATAGCACCTTGAACCTTACCAATAACTGCGTTGACTGTATCAGTAACTTTATCAGCAAAACCACCGACAACTTTAGTAACTACCTTACCTGCAATATCACTGGCGAATCCACTAATATCTCCAAGTGCACCCTGAAGTCCTTTGATAATATAATTTGCTTCGAAGTTACAGAACAAGTTGGTAATGAAGTCTGCAAGTGTTAGGATTGAAGAGATAACTCCTGTAGGGACAACATTACTAATAGCAGACATAATCTTATCCATAATTGCCTCGATGCCTTTTGCAAGCATCTGTTTCAAGGAACTTAGGATACCAGTCATAGCAGAAGAAACATAGTTCTTGATACCTGCCATCGATTCATTCATCACATCGTTAAAAACCTTCTTACCAGTAATCAATGAAGTGAGATTACCATTTAAGTCAGTCGCGAGTGTGCCGCTAAGATTGCCGAACTCTGTCAGCATTCTTTCAAGGTCTTTTTCAAAACCGTCCCCACTTGGACCGACCGCTCCATCAGCAACACCTTGTGCTTCTGCTGGAACCTTAGTAGGGTTTGTATATGGATTTCCAGGTGTTTGTTGCTCTAGGATTGACAACAATCCTCTAGACTTTTCTTCACCACCACCCTCGTCACCAACCTGTTGACTTGGATCTACGTTAAATGAAGTACCTTGGTGTGCAACTTGTCCTTTTACATCTTTTGATGCAGGAGGCATTTCATCATCAGATAATGCCTCATCATTAGATGCAATAGTAGTTGCACTGATCTTCTCATCTGACGTAGGTGTAGTATCTCCACTTTTAGGATTACTCATACCACGGAATCCACGGAGGGATCCCATCACAACAGGAAGTTGTGCTTCTTCACCATCTAAAAAGAAACCTAGAACCTGTGCACCAACCTGCAGTTCAGTCTTAGTACCAGTATTCTTGATACCTGCCTGATCTGTAGGAAGCATAACAACTGCCCACGGTAAATCTTCAGTAGGGACTTTATCAAGATACGATTCACCGCCAGCACCAGTGTACCAACCGACAATACGCACCTTGACCCTACCGATCATCTGAGGATCTTTAATAGACTCGACTTCTCCGATCCACCAAGTGAACCCGTCGCGTCCCATTACATCAGATTTTCCGACAGCAGCAGTTAAACTCACAGCGATATATAGTTTTTATTATTTAGCAAGTGACTCAACATAGTTATTAAAACTCTCTGACATACGGTGATAACCGCTGCCAATATAAATTTGTCCTGCTACAACAGCAACAGTACAAATACCCCAGAAAACGTAGTAAGGTGATGCTTTCACTTGATGAAAATGCTTTTTCTTCATTGATGTGGATAATAAACTTCAACAAATGAGTTGCACTTAGGACAACTCAGATTAGTGACCATAGAATACTCCGACGAGGTGACTGGATAGTCTTCTTCATCGAGACTATGGTCACCTCCCCAGATTAACTCAGTTTGGCAATGCCAACAATTCATTTAATGTATTTGTTTTTGAGTAACCACTTCCTTGTGAGAGGAGTGGGTGAGTAATGTTCCCACATAGGAGTAGATGATGCACAGACTTTAAGTGCTTGTGCAGTCATACCCTCTGTGTGCCCTGCCCAAAACGCTTCCTTTTCCCAAGGGATTGCCGAGGGTTGTTGGAAATACGTTTTCTCTGCCATATTCTGCCACATTTTAGGAACTTGGTCCTCTGGGTGAATAATAGCGATCAATGAATTGTTAAGGGTACCTGCCATACAATCCTGAGCAGCGTGCCAACCTTCGTGCCTGACTACTGCCATAAACACATTAGGACGACTGACGTGTGCCTCATTTAGATAGAAATGATTACTCACAGTATGGTAAACACCTCTATGTCCAACAGGAAAATACTTTGGACTTGCAATATAAACGTTAATTCCTAATTTGTCAAATGATCTTGATAGACTATTAAACTCTTCTCTAACTGTATTGAAGTTTTGGTTAGAAAAAATCTTTTGTACATCGTCCGTATTACGGACTCTCTTTACATCTTCAGTACACTCCTGTAGGAGCATACATCCCATAGCATCATTTGTAAACCACCCTTTAGTAATTTTACCTTCAATAGGTTTTGGTAAAGGGTTTGCTGCTACAGGTAAACTCAAACTCAACAATGTCGCCAATAGGACATTACGCATACGAAATCCATCCAGTTACAATTAATTTTTCTTCGTTTGGTGCAGGGTTACCGTGATGAATATGAGTCCAATCTACAGGCCACAGCAGGGTTAAACCCTTTTCTGGTTGAATCTGTAGGTCTTGATGAACCCATTGTGTATCACCGCCTTCCTCTACGGTGTTTAGGTATGTCATCCATACCAGATGTCTGAAAGAGGTGGTCTTATTGGAACCTACTCTTTCACAGTGTGGTTGTGTGAATGCTTGCCCTGGTTCATACTTCTGGATATTGAATGGTTCGATAACCTCCAAATCCGCCATTTTTGCCCAGGGATATTGATCGACGTACAATTGAATGCACGCTTGTACCTCATCCAAATAATTTGTAATTCTCGGATCTTTGATCCAAGATGGAACAGACATATCCGTGGAGTTCTTGATCAATGGATCAGTTCCACCACTATATTCACCAGGGACTTTGGCAAGATAATCACAGGTGTTGTAAAAATCTACTACACCGTCAATGATTTCTTCTTTTATTTTGCCACCTGCAATAAACGATTGTACTGCTGCCATAATAATAGATGATAGGTTATTAGTCTTCATAAACCAGACATTCTGGTTCTGAAGGGTTTTGATCACAATATAGTTCGAGAGCAGTAGGATCGTGATGATCTCCTTCCTCAATTTCTTTTTTGTGATGATCGACGTAATCTTCCAACTCGTGAAGTTCGCCTTCGATGTGCCTACGAGTCTGAGGACTTGTTGTAGGATTATCCAAGATTTCTTTATCGTGTTGGATGTGGTCTTCTAGTGATTTCATTAGGTCTCCTTTATGAGGTTACACTATCTTTAGATAGTTGTAAATGGGTAGTTAATCCAGTAGGACTATAGTCGTGTTTTAGTCCTACGACAAGATAACGTCCCGAATATACAGGATCCAATACAGTTCTTTCCTCTACGTTAGAAGATGCAGGAATTTTACATTGAATTACCATACCGACAGCCAATGATACATTACCTGGGATGGTTATGTCAAGTCTTATGGAGTTAAGTAACTGCCATCGAGAATACGAGTATGAACTCGCTGCAATGGTGTCATTATCCATATTTCCTGCAGTATCGGTTCCATCTTGAGACGTTTTCGCATTCTTCATTCCAGGTAGAGCACGGATTTTAACTCTGGTAGGTTTTTTCTCATCAAAGTATGCTTCCTTGATCTTTGGAAAAGGAAAAGCATCATTAAGTGTTTCTGCCTGTCCAAATACCTCAATTAATGATTGAGTCCTTGGCGGTGAGATTGAACCAGAGGGTCCACTCTTTCCACTCCCTGCTGTAGGGAGATTACCTGAAGTGAGTGCAGGTGCTTTAACACCGATAACGGTATTTACATATGCACCAGTTCGCATTTTTTCCAGATGGTTGCCCTGATCTGGATAATTCATACTTTCGATACTGTAAGCATTATACTCGGCATTGCCGACATTTGCTTGTTCATATGTGAACGTCGGGACACTTCCCTTGTTCATCAATTCTCCCTTGGTAAGGGTATCTATAGTATTAAAATAGAACCCATTCTTGTTTTCAAAGAACAAATATCCTGCCTTGTTGTTTTCAGATGAAACAATTTTATCAGAGATATATGCAATAACATCAAATGGTCTCCAAGAGGGAGATATAAAATTGAAGTTACCTTTAGAACCTTCGTATGAATACTTCCGTCCAGATGACTTCAAAAACTTGTTGACAATTTCTTTTACGTGACTTGATCCAGTCTTATATCTAAATGCTTTAAATACTCTATTTGTTTCATTGTTATATGCTTCTGGTGAAACTGTATATATCACATATGATTGTGCTCTTTCAGATTTAGTTACCGCACCAATCTTAAAAATACGTTGTCTGACGATTAGAGGTTGATCTGGAGCACTATCTGACTCCATTTCTAGTTGAATAAATTCATTACCAGTTAGATCCGAAATCAAGTCAACAGTATCCATTACTGCAATCTCCATTCTGACTGAAGGAGAATCGATAGACTCAATATAATTAAATCCAGGGCAGATACCTCTAATATCTACTGCCTTTCCCCCTTCAGGTGACAGTTCCTGAATCTTTTCTGATGGAACATAGTCATCTGCCAAATACAGATTAAACTGTTTAATTTTATACCCTTTTGCTTGGTACGTTGATTCAGACATCAGAACAGATTACTCAATACACTAGCGGATTCAGCAACTCTACCAAACCTGCTAGACAAGAAGTCATTCGCTGGATTGGGATTACCTTTTTGTACAACAGGGGTACCGCCACCACCACCTGAACTAGTTTTAGCAGTAGGTAGTACGATTGCTTCAGCAACCATAGTCTCTATACTAGAATTTAGGTCACTAGTCTTGACCTTAGTAGCAATACTCTTGATATTTGCAACTGTTTTATTAATAATATTACCAGTTCTTGCTTTAAGTGCAGGTGGCATAATATCAACAACATTATTCACAACACCACCAATATTCTGTGCAGCAGTATTGATATGTGGTTGCATAAAGTTCATTGCTGCCTGTGCACCTGGGGGTAGAGTTGCCGATGCCACTGCTGAACCTATACCTTTCAACATACCACCAAATGAATATCCTTTATATTGTCCGTAGTTTGATGGGGGTAGTGATGAAACTGCTGTTGACTTTTTAGATCCGAAATCAAAAGGAACTGTACCACCCATAGAAAATCCAGGGACTTTATATCCTGCAGAAGTTGCTTGTTGAATTCTTCTACTAGTAAGTCCAGGGTCTTTCTTAGTATGGGGGGTATTAAAGGGAACAACAAAACCCCCACGAGATCTTTGTGCCACATATTCAGTTCCGTGTCCGATAAAGGATACGGACTTACCACCATCGAGTGATACTGGGTAACCTGATTGTGGTCCAGAGATCCAACCACCATCCGACTTCTCAGGTAGAACTGCAGTCTGTGGAACGATTCCACCTATGGACATTTCTGGCGTATCTTCGTTATTTGCGTTCTCTGCCGCGTCCATTCTCTCTTGCACCCCAGGAATCATCTTGAGGAAAAATGTCAACCCTTCGATCATTTTGATCAGTGGGTAGAATGCCGCTTTACCCATAAATTCGGCAAACGACAGTAATTTAGGTAGATGTGGTTTGATCGCATCTACTATCATCTGCAATGGAGGACCCACTGCTTTGAAAAGTTCTGTAATTGCCTCTCTTAAAGGTTTAAAGAACTCATCAAGTGTCTGCATCATAAAGTCAAATGCTTCCTTAATAGTATTAAAGAAATTACCAACTATAGGTCCAAGGAACTTGCCTGCCTCTTTTCCTAGTAATCCACCAACAGCGTTACCAATCAAACCACCGATAGGACCTGCAATCTGGTTGCCGATCATACCAAGTGCCATACCGCCACCTGCAGCACCAATACCAGCACCTCTCGCCGCTGCCATCCTGTCTTCTTCAACACCGTCATAGTTCTGTGATACATCCTGATATGCTGCAGCACCCTGTGCACCTGCTAGTGCTAACTGACCTAGAGGGTTGCCACCAAGGAATTTACCCAGATTCAGGATACCTTTACCGATAGTACCAATAATACTACCAAATGCTTTGACAGTTCCGATAGGATTCTTCAGGAATGATAAACCTGCTAATACAGCAAGTCCTGCACCAAGCATTTTTGCTGCTGCTTTGAATCTGGTCCATCCATCACTATCTTCGCCAAATAACTCGCCATATTTCTGTTTCCACCAATTTATCGTGTTCCCAATCCACTTAAATAACCCACTAACCATCTCAAACGCTTTTACTATCTTCTCTCGGTTCTCTTTCTTAGATAACCAATTGAGTGCACCAAATATCAAGAGGTTTTTAAGGAATTTCATCAAATATTCCATAAATCCCAAACCAGCGCCCTTTGTGGCACTGATTGCACTATCTGCAGTATCTCCTTTTGCTTCTATCGCTGCTTCTCTTTGTCTATCTGCTTGAAGAGCAGCAAAGCGGCGCTGCTCATCCATAAGTCTTTGTTGTGCTAGTTGGTTCTTCTTCAGTGCAAGACCAATACTATTTACAGTCGCTCCTAGGGAATTAATTGCTTTAACTGTCGGGACGAAACCTGTGGTGGTAAATGTTTTTTTACCGACAGTCATCTGTGCACCATCTGCCTCTTTAGGTGGTGTGACGTATTTGTATAGTCTTATCTTACTCATAGTTTATGAATTTAAACCTGTTAGAGAGAAATCACCAGACTTAGTGACCGTTTGTACTCCTATCACACCAGTCTCTGAGACAACAGGTTTAATAATTGGTTGGAATACTACCATTGAAGATCCATCTCCAGAACTTAGTTCGGTATCTTGTTGTTGAGATGACCGTGTTAATTCACTAGTCTTCGTACTATTTAGATCTGTTGGTCTGATTTCTCTATTGTCAGGACTAGGTGAAGGTCCAGTGCTCAACTGTTTTGCACCTTTAGCGATAGAAACTCTTATAGTTTCTGGCATCACCTGTTTATATTTTTTCACAAAATCCTTATCTTTATTATTACCTGCAGTACCACCAAGAGTCACACCAACACAACCTGCAGTACCATTGTCATTAATATCATTATGAAGTTGAATTGCAGATCTCTTACCAATAACACCACCCATATTGTTAATAAAGGTAGACCAAGTTCCAATACCACTTACATTTGAGTGTTCTGCAAATCCAACAAGAGGATACTTACCATCTGGTAAAGGATAAAGAGCACCAGATACGTTTCTTCTTTGTGATTGTGATGTGCCTGCTGTACTATATTGACCACTAATCGCTTCCCACTGACCAATCTTTCTATTCTTACCATCAAACAGACGTAGCACACCAGTAGCACCATCACCGTGTCCTTGGAAATCTATACGTCCTCCTTTTGGTACAGGACTATCATCGGTACCGATACCTTTCTTCGATACAAATGGATCATCGACCATAGAAGTTTGAGGTTGTGCCATCTCAAACTGTGCCAATGCTGCCTTCGCACTCGCTGCTTTTTCTTCAGCGAACGGTATTAAAACATTCTCCCAGTGCTTCGCTTTTTCTTCGTTGGTTGAACCTAAACCATTCCAGTGTCCATTCATAATGGTCATCCCTGGAGCACCATTTGATGTCTTGAACACGCCATCAACCCCAAACCAGGCAGATCTACTTCCACCTTCACCATTTGCAATTCTTTCTCTTATTACTTTAAGTTCTGCCTTCAATCTCTTCACATCATAGTCTTCATTCTCTACCTGTGCCATTGCCTTTTGACCATCACTACCAATGACTCTGGTTAAAGTATTCCCTGTACCTTTAATAAATCCTCCAACATTATTAATTGCCCATATTGCTTTCTCAAATATCCAGACAATACTATCTAACGCTGCCTTAGCAGCAGGACCAATAACATAGTCCATCAAACCTTGGAAAGCAGCACCTGCAATAGGTGCAATAAACTCAAGCACCATATCAAGGACGTGCTTCAAAGGTTCAAACAAATCTTGTATTGCTGTTGCAACTGGTTTTACAAATGCATTAAACATTGGTAAAGCAATATTCTTAAAGTAATCTCCAAGAGGTTTCAGAACAGGTTCTATTGCCTCTCCAAGGAACGCTCCAATCTTATCTCCAAAGAACCCACCTAGAACACCACCCACAATAGGTGCGAATGGTCCTAGGACAGGTGTTAACAGTGCAGTGACCGCAACTGTACCAATAGTGGCACCGATACCTCCACCTGCTGCTACATTCATTTTGTCACCAGCAGCGAGTCTGGATCCAAATGAGAGTGCACCTGCAAATATACCTCCACCAGCACCAGATCGCATAAAGCGACCCATACCTGTCATACCTTTAAATCCTGCCCTTCCTGCAATACGACCACCGAATCTTGACTTGGATGCATTGCCACCAAATCTTCTAGCGTATCTCTTTCGTGCTGCCTTTGATGCGTTACCAGACCTGATACCTTTTGCTACTCTTTTTGGTTTTTGCTTTAAGAAATTATTTTGATTTACTTTCTTTGCGTTTTTTGTTGCCTTGGTACGATTAACTTTAAATAATTTTGATAGTTTACCAATATCTCCTGCCAACTTCCAGGGCATTAAAATCCTACTTGCTACCTTGAGCGCGGCGATGCCCCCTACAACCTTCAACGCTCTCATTAAGTAACTGTCGTTCCCATCTGGATCGAACAGTCCATCATATATCATACCGAATCCCCACGATCCAACCTTCCAGACCGTGCCCAACCACTTACCGATCCATTCGAACCCAGTCCGAATTGACTCTTTGTTTTCCTTCTTAGACAACCAGTCTAATGCAAAGAATGTACCAAGAGTTGCCGCAAATTTAATCAGTGGTTCTATTAATGGTGATAGGAACCCAAAGATACCACTCCCACCCTTTGAATATCCTCTCGATTTCGACTCTCTTTCTATCTCTTCAGTTGCTTTCTTCTCAATCTTACTCTCTCTCGCCCTGTCCTGTGCTAGAGATCTTCTCCCTTGCACAGCGTACGCTGCATCAAGTCGTGCTTGGTGTCCACTTGTGAGAATCTTACCAACATCGGTGACAGTATGTCCCAATCGGTTGACCGCTAGGGTCATTGACATTGCAGGATCCTTCTTGTCCATACCAGAGGTAGTGACAGGAATAAAGTTTCTTATTGATAACTTGGGTGCTGCTTTTGCCATTAAAGTGACTGGTGTTGTCCCGCCTGTTGGCGTTGTCTTGCCTCTTCCTCACGTAAGTAACGCATCAAGAGGTTCACATAAACATCCCTTTCCCACGGCATCATATTTTCAAGTTCTGTGAGACTGTACTTATGATGTTGCATCAAAGCAAAGTTGGTCTCATAGATGTTCATCAACGAATCGTGCGCTAGGGCTACGCGAAAAAACTTGCTAGTCCTTCGAGTACAATTGGTGATGTAACTTCAGTCTTCGGATTGAAAACCTCAATAGTATGGGAGAGTTTAGGCATAGTTTCAAAGAACTTCTGAACTAAACCGAACTGTTGTGAGTTCATATTTTCATAGAATTCAACTAGTTCTTTAGTTGTGTGATCTTTTCCTTCATATACATCCTCACCTTCAGCAATACTTTCAGTACAACTAGCAGCAAGTTTGAATAGATCGTCTACACCTGGGTTGTCAACGAGATTATTCTTCACAAACACATCCAAGGATGGATATTGCATAGTGATAGTGACATCATCGCTGACTTTAAGAATGGTGGTATGTTCCTTAGGAATTATTACCTTCACATCATCAAGGTTGACTTCAACATCAACTTGAGTCTTCTCATCATCAGGGCAAGTGATCTTAAATTCACTCACCTCACCAACAGATTTACCACGGATTCTAAGAAAGAGATATTCAATATCAAATGTAGCAAGGTCATCAAGTTTCTTGAGGTTGGTACAATTCTTGATAATCTCTTTCACCGCTTTGATCATCTCTTTATTATCCTGTGTTTCCATAGCAAGATAAAGAAGTTTCTCTTCTCTCACTAGGAATGGTCTATAGGTAACCTTTTGACCACGAGGAAGCACGCATTCATAATCTGGAATGCTCAGTTTGGGTAAAGGCATCGTGTAAAATTACAATTCAGTAAAACTATTTAGACCCCGACGTAGGTCCTGAAATCATTATCGTCGAGAACACTATCTATATTGTTTATAACCTTTTCGTTGGTCCAACCACCTGCCTTCTCTTGTTTTGTAGTAAATCTATAACGCTCAAACTTAAACTGTACATCTAATCTCATCACTTCTGAATTACTGTTGCCGAAGGTCATTGTACCTAGGTTGAATGGATATGCTCCATTGAATCTCCATATACCAACTGCTTTATTTAAACGTGTTTGATATTTTTGTCCTTTCTTCACGGTCTGCACGATAAAGTTAGATCCTCTCTCCCATTTCCTTACAATAATGTCACAAATATAATCATCATAGAAACTGACTCTGTTCTCACCATCAGGTGCAATAGAATTCATCCAAGTCTCAAAGAAATTTCTATGCCACTGGTTCTTTGTCACTAAGAATGACACTGCTAGTTCATTAGGTGTCTGTCCTGTTACATATGATCTTTGAAGACCAAAGTTCTGAGTGTCTCCAGTCGTCAAGTTTCTTGAAGGGATAGTAACTTGATCAGCAAAATAATTTACAGCGTCATAATATTCTCTACCATATGCAATCGTCCCACCACCATTAAGTGCTGCAGATCCCAAGACACCAGGGAATCCAATCTCTACAGAGTAAAGATTACCACGGGAGGGTTCCCACGCTCCCTTAGAAACGAGGTCTGTGAATGATCTAAATGAATTGGGTGCTGCGTATGACATCAGAGTTTCTTTAATACTAACGACGTTGGTACGGATATGTTTCTTCCGTTGACAGTGGTTACAAATTCTTCGGAGGGAATCAAACCAATATCTGCCCACTCAGAGTTTTCAATGCTGTAATAGGGTGATAAAACATTACTTCGCAAGTATTTATGCAGAGTAACAGGAGGTGGTGACGGAGTGAACCCTGAGACCCGTGCTTGAGGTGGTAGATAGTGTACATTAGCACCCCAAAAGTGGTTCGTTGACTCACCTATGACATACACCAAAGGATATTTGTCCCAGAACTGATACTTCTCTGCATACTCTGCTGCATACTGGAAAGTACATACTCCTCCCACAGCAGGACCATCTATACCACGACCTGATAGGTAGAAGAACAATTGACTCCTCCACCAAGAAGGTGCCTGTGCTCTATTGTTTGCTAGATCTTTTAGATCTTGATAGACGCTCATACTTTGAGTTCTTTTTCTGTGAGTATAATAAATTTCATCTTACGATCTGCACAATACTCACGTGCTGCCTTCCACTTCGCCTGATTGACTCCGTACGTGGCAATCTCTGTCAATAATCTCTTAGTCTTCCTACCTTTTTTAGGTGGAAGAGTTTGTGCCTTGGGTTTTACCTCCACTATATATTTAGTAGTACCAGAGGAAGTTCTTCCTTTGATGTAGAAGTCTGGAAAATATCTGTGTATTCTATTGTCAATAGGTGAGATATATGGAATGATTATCTCCTCTGAACCCCATTCCATTACGTTTGCATTCTTATCGCACCATACCATTAATTTACGTTCCCACAAACTCCTATAAATAATATTCGTAGGGTCACCTTTGTATTTTCCTGGGTAACTAGGTCTGAACCTTCCAGAATAACTTCGCTGCATATGACTACCCCACTAGTTTACCCAAGAACATTGCCGACCGATATACTCGGGTCGAGACGTGAGATCTCTCGTGAAGATACTTTTGCGACTAAACTCGTAGATTATCTTAAAATTCAAGTGTACGATCCTCAACAGGGTGGTAATCCTTATACTTATGTAGGTAACAACGGTAAACCCGTAGCAGAACCTTTTAGAAATGCATCTGATGCAGGATTAGTTGGTAATGTATTTTTATATTTACCTAATGGTTTACAAGAAAATTATACAGCGATGTATAATGAAACCACTTTAGGTGCAGCAGGTCTTGGTGCTATGCAAGCAGCATCAAATCCGACTCAAGGAAATGCTGTTAATACTCTACAAGAAACAGCAGGATCTTTAAAACCAGAGTTTTTAATGAACTCAATATCATCTGCTATTGGTACAGTTAACTCTACTCTAGGTGCAGGTGGAGATATTGATGGCAATGCTTTGTCTGCCATTGCAACTAAGAAAATATTCAACCCATACCAAGAAGTTACATTCAAAGGTGTGGCATATAGAAACCACACATTTAACTTTAAGATTGCACCACGTAATGCTAAGGAAGCACAAGAAGCACTAGGTATATTCAAACTCCTTCGTTTTGCTATGCATCCTACGATGTCTGGTAGTAATGCTGATGCGATCAAGAAGATGTTTAAGTTAGGTCTCACCAGCACTGATCAAGAAACTAGAGATAATGCAGAAAAAGCAACAAATGCTCTTTCAACAGGGAATGGTACTGATGTAGGAACTCTGAACAACGCTAGGTTCCTAAACATTCCAAACTATTTCAGACTCGGTATTGTTCGTGTCAAAGCACAAGAGACTGAGAGTGGTGATGATCTTAGGATTACAGGCAATGGTGGTATGCTCAAGAGTATTCACTCATTCCCTTCCAAGGTTGTACTTGAGAATCTACAGTTGAATACATCACCTGATAACTTTATGAATACTTTGAGAGACATTACTGATAACACTTGGGACTATGGTCCAGTTGCATATACAATGACTCTCACCTTCAAGGAAACTCAATTCCTTACTTCAGATATGTTTGCAAGAGGAGGTTCCTAATGGCATATTTTAAATATTTACCTAACGTATATGTAAGAAACAGAACGTTCCTTAATGGTACCCATCCATATGAACTGACTGTTAATATCTTCCGTCGTATTAAGATCCGAGATCTATACAAAGGAGAACTTTTAGGGTTCACTAAGTATGCTATCAAAGATAACGAACGTCCTGATCAAATTGCAAAGAATGCATATGGTGATAGTGGATTAGACTGGATTGTTTTACTTGTGAACAACATCATCAATGTAAACACTGAATGGCCAGTGACAAGAGAGGACCTTTATAAGATATGTGTAGACAGATTCGGTACTGTAGATAGTGTACATCACTATGAAACTAAAGAGGTTAAAGGTCAGAATGGTGAAGTGATTCTACCTGAAGGTCTTCAAGTCAATGAGAATTTTCAGTACATCAAACCAGATGGTACCCTGACTCCTAAGAATGATTCTCGTAGACCTGTCAGTAACTATGAAACGATGGATGAAGAGAATGAATTCAAACGTCAGATCTATTTGCTACGTGGTGCATACGTTGATGACTTTGTGAATGAGTTCAGAAGACTCAGCAAGTATCTACCTAATGATGAAGTAGATTCTGATGGCAATAAGAAAACCCCTACCACACTGGCAGAGGAGTTCATTGGTATTACTAACTATAGAAAACCAAGTCAGAGCACAGCGTCAACTGGTTCTGCACGTGGTGGTGGATCATCTACTGCTCTCATTGCATCTGGTGGTGGGTCAGGTACTGCAGGTGTTGCAGCAGCAGTAGCAACAGAAGTAACTACTGGGACTAGCAGTACAGGTACAACAAGTAATAGCACTACATCATACAATACAGAGACAGCAAGCAGCAGTTCGTCATCATCCAGTTCCAGTTCTAGTTCTTCCTCATCTAGTTCTTCTTCATCCTCTGGATCATCTGGATCCTCAGGAGGATATTAATGCTTTGTATTGAAGGAGCACAATCTCTTAAATTAGAGTGTGCTCTTCGTGAATTAGGGTTTGTAGATATAGGTTGGAAAACTGTAGCACACGCAGGTATATTCTTTGTGCAACCAGTAGGAGTTCCTGATGTTCCAGACGGAGATCTCCTAGGATTTCTTGTGACTATTCCATACGCAGAATGGCGGCGTCCTAAACTTAAGACGACCGCCAAACTTGCTTTAGATTATGCTCTAGGTTAGAAACACCAACCGTTTTTCTTGTAGATATAACACGGTGTTCCGTGTTCGTTATGCTTATTAGGTGTGAAGTATTCACCGTGATTGTGATCACCGTGGTAGTGATGATGTCTTCGCTTGGGGACTGGTGTGTACCAACAGTTCCAAGTCTCAAACAATTTATCGTAAGTGCAATGTGAGGGTTCAACCTCAAAATTACCACTTCTCAACCTCGGTGCACGGTGGTGTGCCATCGCAGGTGTAGCGACAGACAGTAGCAGTAGTGCGATGGCAAACTTCTTCATAGGTTCCTTTACTCTTCTTCTGCTAGTTTAGCAAAGTAAGACAGAGTATCGTCCTCACCTGTGCCACTTGTTGAAGTGGATACTTGTTCAGTCCAAGATGGTCCTGCTGTAGCACTGATAGTGGGAGCAGGTCCACGTCCTTCAGACTCGTCTTCAAGAGACTCATCAACCTGCAGAGCAGCAGTCTTAGGACCAAGCACAGACTTCAAACGTGCCTCAAGTTCTTCATAAGACTTGAATTGATCTGGTGAAGTAAACGATGCAAGATCGTGTGCCTGACCATAAACCTCTTCAAGTTTATCATCATCAAAACTACCTAGAGTTTGTGGTGAAGTGAACGTTGAGTCATCATAGTTCCAGTAACCTGCAACCTGCTTGATCTTCAACTTGAAGTCAGCACCCTTCCAAAGATCGAAAGGATTGAATGCGGGTTCTGGATCGTAATCATTCTCATTGGGTTGCATCTTTGCCATAATCTTGTCAAAGATACGCTTGCCATACTTATAGAGAAATACTTTCCCTTCGTTCTCAGGATTCAATGGATCCTTTACAACGTAGATGTTACTGTAGTATGACAGTTTACGCTTTTGTTTACGTGCGATTTCTTTATCAGACTCGATACCAGAATTCCAGAGTGAAGAGTTCAGTGCAGAGACTGGATCCTTCTGTCCGAGAGTGGTAAGAGAATTCTCGATGAACCAACCGCCAGGTCCTTGGAATGCGTGACTCCAAACCTGTGCCCAAGGAAGTTCTGCTCCCTCAGATTCTGGAAGGAAACGGATCACTGCGAATCCATTACCTGCTTTATCTACCTGTGGTTTCCAGAAGCGTTCATCAACCTTCTTTCCTCCACTGCTCATCTTCTCAATTTCCTTAGTCAAGTTAGCGAACTTACCTGACTTCTTTTTAAGATCTGCGAATGCCATTTGTATTAGTGTTAGTGTTTTTGTGTGATTGTACTACCCATATAGGGTAACGTACTATTTAGTTGTTGTCAAGGTGCTCTCTACGCATATCCTTGAGTTTTGTCTCCATATCATCAAGAACTTCATTGATGTGCTTGCCTCCAGAATACATCTCTGAAAGCGTATCAATTTTGAACTTGATGTCTGCTGCCTCCTTGTCCTGATGTGCCATCAGAGCAAGTCTAGCATAGAAAACCTTTTGTTTGGCGATCAGTTCTAGAGTTCCCTCTAGGTGCTCTCGCCTGCCTTCATCATCTAGTTCAGTAAACTTTACTGATAGTTTTGCTAGTTCGAGATAGAGTTTCTCCATCTCTTTTACTTCACCACGTACGACTTCTGATTCGTAAAATGGATTGGTCATATTGGTAGGACTCCCCTTGATGTTCGTTTAACATAATTTAACTCTTGGGCATTAAACTTAATCTTATCCTTCAGCGGTTTGCTGATGAGTTTGTTGACAGTATCCACCTCAATGTCAAGATCATCGCAGACAACAATGACTGCATCAATATAGTTGACAAGACCGTTGCTGTTTTTGACAACATCTTCAACCGCAGCAGAAAATTTTGCTTGTGTCATAAATTTGTCTTTGTATTCCTTCATTGTAGTTTATCCTGCATAAATTCGTTGATGTATTCGACAAGTAGTTGGTAATAATAATCAAGGTCTGTCTTCTGAATGATCTGCATAGATCCTTCTTCAGTAGAAATAATAGTTACAATACTATCAACCTTGACACCACACCGCTCGTAATACATCACAGCGTATGCAGTTTCTTGAACAAAGTAGTTCTCGATCCAGGATTCCTTCTTGGGTTTAGTAGAAGTTTTGAAATCAATGACTGATAACTTACCTTCATACTCAGCAATGCAGTCTACTCGACCTGCTATGCGAAGGTGATCACTGTAAAGAGGACTTTCAAGAAGATGAATGTTGTTAATGTTATTGAGAGTATCCTTAGCAGTCTTAAACATAAAAGATGCTAGTGGATTCTTCTCATCAAACTTGACAGTTTCATTCTTCAGGTAACATTCTACCATACTATGAAACTTATTGCCACGTGAGGAAGCACGACCTGAGATCTTGTTTGCTTCCTTCTCGCCAACCCTCTTCCTCCACTTCATAATTTTGTCCTTAGTCCTATGACCAGTGACTGTAGTGACGGATGGGTACCATTTGTTTTCACCAACTTCATAGAGACGAAGACCATTACTCTTGGTAACAGCATTCATCTCAGTCAGTGGAACTGGAGGTCCCACTAAGTTAAACATAATTAAAATCCTAGATTGATTTTACTGATCAGATACTCACGTACCAGACCAGAACGCACGATGTCTTCGATACCAAATTCTACGCAGTCAAACGAACTCATTGTTTGAATGATCTTCATAAAATCTAGGACACCATTTTTTTCATTTGTTTTGATGAGGTCAGACTGTGTGTAGTCACCTGCAAAGATGATCTTACAGTTCTCTCCCACCCTAGTAATTATACTATCAAGTTCGTGAAAGTTCAAGTTACTGAACTCATCGACGATAACAATACAATTATCCATCGTGACACCACGGATGAATGATGTTGACCAGAATGAAATAGTTTCCTGTGCTCTAAGATTATCGTAAAGCATTTCGAATGCAGCATCATCTGGCATTTCGAACATATACTTTACCATATTCTTATAAGGAATCTGGTATAGGTTTGACTTGTCTTCGTGGTCACCTGGAAGGAAACCAATCTCTCTTGTAGGTACAAGAGAACGAACCATATAAACCTTTTCATAGGCAGTGGAAGGTTCTAGAACCTCCTTGAGTGCCATATAAAGACTGATAAATGTTTTACCAGTACCTGCTGCACCGTGTAGGCATAGGTTTTTACCTTCAGCATAAGACTTGAATACCCGCTCCTGATTAGTGGTGATGGGTTCAATCGTCTTAAGATGTTCTTGATTGATTGGTTTCTTTCTTCGCATCTGTTTCGCTGAGCGTGAAAAGGATGAGACAGGTGTCTTTCTCTTGCGTTGTGGCATAATTTAGGTAAAGCGACTAAGGTTCGCTGCAGGGTGATCCTTTTGGATTTTTTGCATCACGTTTTTGAATCCTTCAGACTGCCTAGGTTTACCATAGACAGTACCGTTGTGTTGATTACCCAAGTATCTTTCCAACTCAGGATGTTCTTCTTTGTATTTATCGAGGTCTTTGATCGACATAAAATTGGTTGTGATCTCACCTGATTCTTTGTTAATCCATTCGTAGGTTGGCATTTATCTTAGAATAATGTGGGTGTTGAGGGTAACTTTATATAGGTCATACCCAGTCGTATGAAGCATCGTCTGGGAACTCTTCTATCATATCATACGGACCATCTAATTTGTGTTTGTATTCTCTTTCATCCAAGACCTCATTGATAAGTTGTTTAAGTTCAACCTTCAATGCATCAGATAAAAGATTCATTTCCTTTTTTTCTAAATCGGGAATCCGATTTCTCTGTTCTTCTATGTCCGATAAATCAATAGCACCAAATTGTGCTGACATTGCTTGTGTGTTCATTAATCAATACGGAGACAAGGTTGTAGATCATTCCAGTAACTCTCGTCAACACAGTTGCAATCCTCATCAGGACACCAGTCAAGAGCAGCAGAAATAATAGGGAACTGACAGATGAAGTGATTCTTCACGGTGTCAGCAATCTTTTTATGTTCTAGTTGCGTACCATTCTTCTCACGTAGTTCAATGTAATGAATCCAGTTGCGAAGATTGCCTGTCATATACAAACGAGTTGGTGTGGCAAGAGGTAGCACAAATCTTGCTGACTCTTTTGCAATACCATCTGTAACCATTTGCTTATACAGATCCATCGACTCATCAAAATGTTTACGGACTAGAATCTCATACTTTTGCCTAGTGAAATCATCAATATCATCGATGGAATTTTGTCTGTTCTTTGTATCCTGTCTGCGTAATGCAAACAAAGGGATTTCATTTTCAATCTGTGATGCGTCTGCATAGCGTTGAGAAAACTCTTGAAATGTAAACGACCTGTGCCTCAGAATTTGGGCAGCGATTGCTCTGGTCGTCGTAATCTCAAGAGTCATACTTGCTTGCTCAAATACAGACCAGTGTCCGTGCTTGATGCAGTAACTCAACAACCCAGAAATTTA